GGGTGTATTGTGAAAAAAAATCAATTCATATTACGATTCTAAATAATCGTACGAAATCACACAAATTTTTTAAAATGGCAAACAAAGATTTATTCAAGCAAGCTATTGCTGAAGCTAAATCTGTTCGTGAAGCCGCTATTGCTAACGCCAAAGAAGCTTTAGAAGAGACTTTAACTCCTCATCTAAAAGACATGTTAGCTGCTAAACTACAAGAAATGGACGCAAAGTCTGAAGAAGTAGAAGAAGTAGTTAATGAAGTCGAAGAAGAGGTAGAAGAAGGCAAACATAAAGACAAAGATGACTCTATGGAAGAAGCTACTACTGATGAGGTAGAAGAAGGAAAACATAAAGACAAGGATGACTCTATGGAAGAAGCTAAACATGAAGATGAAAAAGACGAAGCAGTAAAAGAAGATCTTACAGACGCTCCAGAAGTAGCAGAAGCTGAAGAAGACGAAGCCGAGGATGACACAGAAGAATCTGAGGACGAAGCTGACGACGAAATAGAAGAGCCCGCTGAAGAAGAAGTAGATGGTGATGAAGAATTAGGTGACTTAACTGTAGATCAGTTTAAAGACATGATTCGTGATATCATTAATACTGAAATGGGAGGCGGCGACGATCTAGGGGCAGATGATATGGATGCTGGAGATATCGAAGGTATGGGTGATGAAGATCCTACTACTGGTGATATGTCTGCAGACGAACCAGCTGCTGATGATGAAGAAATCGATCTAGACGAACTTCTTGCTGAACTAGAAGCTACTACAGCTGAAGGTAAGCATAAGGATGACGAAAAGATGGAAGAAGGTGAGCACAAAGACAAAAAAGATGAAGCAATGCATAGCAAGAAAAAAGATAAAGCTATGGAAGAAGAAACTTCTACACAAGTTGAAGCTGAATCAGATGGTGCTAACTTTAACGTCAATCGTACAGTCAGTGAAGAACAACTTCAAAAAGAACTAGAAGAAGCTCTTGAAACTATAGAGCAATTAAAAGGAGATTTACACGAAACAAATCTTCTAAATTCAAAACTGTTATATGTTAACAAAATATTTAAGGCTAATAACTTAAATGAATCACAAAAAGTTAACATAATTGCTGCGTTTGATAAAGCAGAAACAGTTAAAGAAGTAAAATTAGTATTTGAAACAGTTTCTGAAAACGTAGTTACAACTAAAAAGGAACAAGTTTCAGAATCTAAAGTAAAAGGAATAGCTTCTAAAGCTACTGGCACTGCTCCTGCTAAACCAGAAGTAATCGCAGAAGTTTCTGATGCTGTTCGAAGAATGCAAAAATTAGCTGGAATAATTAAATAATTTTTTTTAAAGACATGGAAATTAACAACCTATTAGAGAGCTCAAATTCTTACAAAAGCATGCAAGCTGATGCTGCACGTTTGGCTGAGAAGTGGCAAGCATCTGGTTTGTTAGAAGGTATCGAGGACGAAAGATATGCCAATAACATGGCAATGATCCTTGAAAACCAAGCTAAACAAATCGTTGCTGAAGCTAACTCAACAAACTCAGGCGGAGGAAGCTTTTCTGCTGGCGCTGGAGAACAATGGGCTGGAGTTGCTTTACCTTTAGTTAGAAAGGTATTTGCACAAATCGTTGCACAGGACTTTGTATCTGTACAACCAATGAATTTACCATCAGGTCTAGTATTTTATCTAGACTTTAAGTATGGTACTGCTACTAACGGAAGAACAGATGGATCTAACCTATATGGTAATGTATCATCTGCATCTGTCAAAATCGGTGTAGACACTGATGTTGCTGGTGGTCTTTATGGAGCAGGTCAATTTGGATACTCAATCAATCAAGCACAAAAGACTGGATTATCTGTAACAGCTGGGACAGCAGATTCATCTTCTATTGACTATGATGACGGAGTAATGCCAGGTGACTTCTCTACTGCTGCTGTAACAATTGCTGCTGCTGATCAACCAGATGACTTAGGAGCTAGAGCGTTTAGATTTTTATCTGCATCTGTAGATATTACAAACTATCCTCAGTATACTAAAGCTTCTAAAGCTGCTAACGGTGACGTAACAGTTACTTTCGTAGTAAAGAAAACAGACCTATCTGATGATGCTACTGTACCTGCTACAGCTACAGTAAACTATCACAAACAACCTGTAGATAACGACAGAGGAGACTTTGAAGCTTCTTCAGGTGCTGCTGTTGATACATCAATCACTATACCAGAAATCGACGTTAAACTTGCTTCTGAAGCAATTGTGGCTAAAACAAGAAAGTTAAAGGCACAATGGACACC